AAAAAAAAATTAAATAATTTATATTGAATTTAAAAAAAATGTTTTGGCTGCTTTTACTGTTGCAAAAATACAACACATAATTTTGTATATATATAATGAGTCGTGCACATTAATTATTTTTGTGCACCAACATTAAAAAGCTGACGGTATCACAAAAAGTAAAAGTTTTTTTTGTTTTTATGCTGACAACTGATAATATAACAGTTAATATTTTTTTAAATTATTAATAAAATAAAGAAGAAATGTAAAAAAAGTAAATTAATTATATAAAAATGTAAAACTTTTTTGAAAAGAAGAAGTAAAAGTTTAAAATTCTGCAAAAAAAGTAAGGCACGGCAAGTGCCACCCCACCCCGCGGCGTATACGTGTACATAGAAATACACAGATTAGGAAAATTCACTGTTAACCACATACACTAACTGTAACACATTTGCAACTATTCATAAAAATGTTTGATTTATTTTAAATATATACAAAATAAGTATTGACAAGGGATTAAAAAAATGATATAATTATGTATACCCTAAAAAAACTAGGACTCACTTAAAGTGTACACTGTAAATGTACACTAGAAATAATAAAAAAACACATTAAATGAAAACACTTTAAGTGTAAACACTGTAAGTGTACTTATAAAGATTAAAATATGTACATTTAAAGTGTTTTTTATTTTAAAAATACTTGACAATGGCTAAAAAATCAGTAAAACTATGTACAGATAATGTATTAGAAGCTTTCTATGAAGCACTACGTACAGATAATTTGGATAAATTACACATTCCCCACAGTGATGTCTTCTATGTAAAGAAAGCAGTGGACGCACACTATGGTAAGTCTTTTTCTTTGAAGCATGTAGAAAGAGCAATGAGGGCTGAAGGGTGGACAGATGGCAATTCCTGAACGTGTTAAGAACAAAATGAAAGCTGAAGGGCTTGAAGGTGTAAACAAAGCCAAACGTGACCCTGACCACCCAACAAAGTCACATAAAGTGATGGCATCTGAGGACGGTAAGTACAAGTTTATACGCTTTGGACAGCAGGGTGTACGAGGTGCAGGTAAAAATCCAAAGACAGCGAAGGAAAAGGCACGTAGAAAAAGTTATTATGCCAGACACGGCAAGGCAACAACGAAGCTGTCAGCTAAATACTGGTCTCATAGAGTGAAATGGTAGAATGGCAAACGTAATTAGTACAGCAGGATATGAAAATGCAAAGGTTGACCTGACCACAAACAACCTGACTACTCTGTACAGTGCACCCAGTAGACGTAGTGCAATCATAGAGTCAATCCTTGTATCGGAAGACAGTGGCAATGCAGACACGATAACAGTGACACTGGTAAATAGTGCAGGGTCTGTGTTTAGTTTATTTAAAACAAAAGCTGTGAGTGCTAACGCAACAGTTGAATTACTAACAAAGGACTTGATATTAATACCGGGAGACATTTTAAAGGTACAGGCAGCAACGGCAAACAGACTACACGTTGTTGCTTCTTTATTTGAAATACCCAAGATAACGACTAACTAAAAGAGGTAACAATGGCAGAGAATAAAAAAAGAGCACGTAACAAAAAAGGACACTACATTGCAGACGACCCTACGACACCAGACATTAACGAAGCTTATGAAAGAGACAGCTTTGTAAATTTTATGCATGGCACTACATTTGGTTTAGTAAATATTATAATTTTTCTTATCGTTTTTGCAATTATCGCCAGTGTGGCAGTAAAGGCAGTTTCATAATGAACAAAGTAAAGAAAGCAAAAACAACAATAAAGAAAGTTGCAACTAAACTAAAGAAGGCAAGTAAAGCACATGCAGGTCAAGCAAAAGCACTGACGGCACTTAAATTAAATAAAGGTAGCTCAGTAAACAAAGCTGGTAACTATACCAAACCAACCATGCGTAAAAATTTATTTAATCGAATAAAAGCAAGTGGTAAGGGTGGAGCACCCGGACAGTGGTCGGCAAGAAAAGCACAAATGTTAGCTAAAAGATATAAAGCTGCAGGTGGAGGTTATAGAAATTAATATGCCAGTTGTCAGAGTTGAAATAAAAGAAGACCCTAAATTAGACGTAAAAGCCGTAGCACAAAAACAAGCTGAAGAAGCGTACATAATATTTAAAAAGTTTTTACGTTATTTTAGTTACGCTTCAATCGGTGCGTTTGTATTGCTAATAGGGTGTAACTTTGGAGTAGATGGCTCTGGGGGTAAGAGTGACCCAGCGTACTATGAAGAGTACAAATCTAATATGGGCATGGAATAATAATGGTAGCTAAAATATCTACTATTAAAAGAAAAATACAAACTGGAGAAAAGATGGGTTTCTCCGAAAGAGCAAGAGCAGTAAACAAAGGGTTACTACCCAGTAAGGCAAAAAATGGCAAAAAGAAAACCAGACCCAAAAGTAGGAACAGGTAAAAAACCAAAGGGAAGTGACAGAAGACTCTATACCGACGAAAATCCAAAAGACACAGTTGGTATTAAGTTCGCTACAGTCAAGGACGCAAAAGCTACAATAGCGAAGGTTAAAAGAATAAAAAAACCTTATGCTCGTAAAATACAAATATTGACTGTGATGGAACAACGTGCTAAAGTTATGGGCAAGACTGAAGTGGTCAGACTATCTAAACAGGCTAAACTTCAGTTGAAAAAACAGCACGAAAGGAATAAAGTTTAATGCCCTACTTAATGAGTAACGTACCCTATTTTGACTGTTGGGTACGAAAAGAATTTACACACAACCATGAACAGTATCATGGTGAATTTTTACACGCAAAAGCGATTGCAGTGAACACAATACCAGACAGATGTTTAAGTTTTCAGGTTGTGTTTACAGGTTGTGAAAGTGACTTTGACGACAGTGAAAATATACATGGGGGTGCAATGTGGGCAAGAATGCCAATTACAGCACTCGTAGCAGACGAACCCCATGAGCAGTTTCCGACTAGAATGGAAACACATTTAGCACAGCCGTGGGATTGTAGTTCTCATCATCACTCGGTTGTTATTTTAGACAGGGTCAGCTCTAGTCCGTGGATATGTAAAATAGACGGAGAGTTTTATCAGGCTAAATACTTATTTACTGTAGACTATACCGAAAGTCACATTTCAGATGACGCAGCACAGCATAAGCAAAGTCATGTGTTGCGTTTAACAGACGCAGGAGAATGGACAGGCAACATTGTTGCACTTCCAAATAACAGAGTCAGAGCAACAAGTCCTGCTCTGTGGCAAACAGGTGAGGGTGCACCTGACTTTAAGCCAAGTCAGTATCTACATTCAGCAGAGATACATGACAGTTATCTTAGCCCAGAGATAACATTTAATAATCTGTACGCAGAAAACAAAGGAGACTAAAATGCCAAGACACAGTAAAACAAAAGGTGGTATGAAAATGAAAAGAGGTGGCATGTCAACAAAAGGTGGCATGAAGATGAGATATGGGGGTATGTCCACGAAAGGTGGAAAGAAAATGAGATACGGAGGTATGTCTACCAAAGGTGGAAAGAAGATGAAAGCTGGTGGTATGCCAATGTCAAGAGACCCTAAAACAGGTAAGATGATACCTACATTTGCTATGGACGGAGTAGGTAAAATGAAAAGAGGTGGCATGTCAACTAAAGGCGGCATGAAGATGAAAGCTGGTGGAGTGTCCACTAAAGGTGGTACTAAAATGACACTAGCTGCAATCAAAAAAGCTGCTGCTGATAAAGGCTATAAACTAGTTAAAATAAAGAAAAATGGCACTTAAAAAATCGCAACAGTCATTAAAAGACTGGACAAAACAAAAGTGGAGAACTAAAAGTGGCAAACCTTCAACACAAGGTCCAAAAGCTACAGGGGAACGATATTTGCCTTCAAAGGCTATTGCTGCTCTTAGTGATAGTGAGTATGCTCGTACAACTAGGGCAAAACGAAAAGGGAAGGCAAGTGGCAAACAATTTGTTAAGCAACCCAAAAGTATTGCCAAAAAAACTCGTAGGTTTAGATAATGACATCACAAAAACTTGACTCTTGGAGAATTATACCCAGACTTTTAATATTAGCGTACATGGTTGTGTTTTACCAAACGTGTAATTGGTTTATGAGTTTGCCTGACCCCAACAACGCACAAGCAGGTTTTGTGTCTGTTGTTGTGGGTGCAGGTGCTGCGTGGTTTGGTTTATATGTAAATGGTAGTAAGGCTTCTGTTGAAGTAAAATCAAAAACAGAAACAAAGGAATACATATGATAAAAACATTTAAAGACAAAGTTATACTTATTATGGTGCTAGGTTTGTTTTTACTTCTTAGTATTATAACAATCGGAGACTTTTATATTTCAACTGCCGAAGGCAGACCTGTAGACGAATCTGTTATTAATTTGTTAAAGATGGCACTTACAGGTATTATTGGTGTAGTAGCAGGATATATGGCAAGTGGTGGTAAAGCATCAGGTTGTGATAATCCAAATTGTAAGTGTGGAGGAGCATGAGTATACTCGGTAGTCTAATAGGTCCAGCAACGGAAATATTAGATAAAGTCATTGTAGACAAAGACCAAAAAGCCAAAATGGCACATGAGTTAGCCACTATGGCTGATAAACATGCACAACAAGCTTTATTGGCACAACTCGAAATAAATAAAGCTGAGGCACAATCAGGTAGTTTATTTAAGGGCGGTTGGCGACCCGCAGTTGGTTGGACGTGTGCGTTGGTTTTTTTTTACCATTACATATTACAACCAGCAATTATATTTATTGTTGCCATTAGTGGTGCAGAAATACCTGAACTTCCAGAGTTTGATATGTCTACACTTCTACCTGTGTTAGGAGGATTACTTGGAATTGGTGGTTTAAGGACTTATGAAAAGCAGAAAGGGCTAACAAAATGAAACAAAAGAAAAAAATGATGCTTGGAGGAAGTGTATATGGAACACCTATGCCTGACAAAAAAACAAATAGCGTAACAGGAATGACTATAATGTATAAAGGTGGTAAAGTTACAAAGAGATACGGAACAACAGAAAACAAAAAGAAGCAAGGACAGGCTGAAGGACAAAGTTAGTGCCTAGTTGTTCTATTTGTAAACAACCTGTTAAAGTATTTGACGTATACACATATAAAAAAAAGAAGTTTAGGAAAGTAAATAGTGTCTGTCTTCCCTGTAAAGAAAAAGAAGATAGACGTAGATTTGAAAAAATAAATAAAGAGGTAAAAAAAGATGACGTTCAAACTATCAAAGAAGAGCCTATCAAAGTTAAAAGGGGTAAACGAAAACTTAGTTAAGGTTGTTAAAAAAGCTATAACATTAACAGAAGTAGACTTTGGAGTTATATGTGGATTGAGAACAGTTGAAGAGCAAAAAGCTTTAGTAGAAAAAGGTGCTAGTCAAACTATGAAGTCAAAACATATTGACGGATTAGCAGTTGACTTAATGGCGTATGTAGGAGGGAGGGCTTCATGGGAACTGAGTGTCTACGACAACATAGCAGACGCTATGAAGGAAGCTGCAAAGCTAGAGGGCGTAAAAATACGTTGGGGTGCAGCTTGGCATGTAGAGGACATAGCAAATACTAATTTAAGTATGGAAGAAGTAATGAATGAATATATTGACCTGAGAAGAAGTCAGGGTAGAAGACCTTTCATTGACGGACCTCATTTTGAATTAAGTGGTGTGTAACTATGTGGGTAGCAATGGTGATTACGTGCACAACAATGTTTGCAGATTCTTGTGTAATTATTACAAAGGGTGACATTAAACCAAACACCAGAGAGCAGTGTTATCATGTAGCTGCAGACGCTGCAAAGACATTAGAATTAGTGCCATCTTTTCAGTATGCTCAACCTATGTGTCAAAGATTTAATATAGGAGAACAAATATAATGGCTAGGCAATTAACGGAAAAACAACAAAAGTTTATGCAAGTTTTATTTGACGGAGCTGCAGGAGACGTTGTAATGGCAAAAAAACTAGCAGGTTACGCAGAAGGAAGTTCTACAACAGAAATAGTAAATGGCTTGAAAGAAGAAATAATGGAAGCAACACAGTCTTATATGGCTCGTAATGCTCCAAAAGCTGCAGTTGCATTAGCTGGTGGACTGTTAGACCCAACAGAACTTGGTATTAGAGACAAGATGTCGGCAGCAAAAGAGTTATTAGACCGAACAGGTTTGATTAAAACAGAGAAGGTGCAGGTTGAAACGTCAGGTGGAGTAATGCTTATGCCACCGAAGGCAAAAGAAGATGACGAGTAGAAGTTTAGGAGGTTGGGAACTACCACAACCAGTAGATATAAAAGAAGATAAAGAGTGGATACCCATACCTCGAATAGCAAGGCAGATACCTTTTGGTTATGTGGTTGACGAAAAAGACCCTGAACTATTACAGCCTGTTATAAATGAGCTTGATAAACTCGAAATGGCAAAAGATTATGTTAAGCAGTACTCATTTCGTGAAGTAGCAAACTGGCTGACAACACAGACAGGACGATACATTTCTCACGTAGGTTTAAGGAAACGAATATACAATGAAAAAAAACGTAAGAACCAAGCTAGAAGCCTTCGCAAGTGGGCAGAGTATGCAGAAAAGGCTATCGCCAAAGCGAAGAAAATCGAAGCCGAAAGAACAGGTGCAACCCAAGAAAACAAAACAGTCCATTAGTATTAGTACTCAACTACCTGTTGAAGAAACTTACAATGTTGTTTTCAAACCTAATGAAGGTCCTCAGACAGACTTTTTAGCTGCAAGTGAAAGAGAGGTTTTATATGGAGGTAGTGCAGGTGGTGGAAAATCTTATGCTATGCTTTCAGACCCACTTAGATATATGGGTCACCCTCATTTTAGTGGGTTGCTTTTACGTCACACTACGGAGGAGTTACGTGAACTTATATTCAAATCTCAAGAACTATACCCAAAAATCTGGAAAGGAATAAAATGGTCTGAAAGAAAAATGCAATGGGTAGCTCCGTCAGGTGCAAGACTGTGGCTATCCTATCTTGACAGAGACGACGACGTATTAAGATATCAAGGACTTGCATTTAGTTGGATAGGATTTGACGAACTTACACAATGGTCTACACCTTTTTCTTGGAATTATATGAGGTCACGTTTGAGAAGCACATCACCAGACTTGCCAGTATATATGAGAGCAACAACAAACCCCGGAGGCAGGGGTCATCACTGGGTAAAAAAAATGTTTATTGACCCTGCACCTGCAGGAGAATCATTCGAGGCAAAAGATATTGAAACAGGAGAAACATTACGATATCCTTCAGGTCATAAAAAAGCAGGTCAAGCTTTGTTCAAACGTAGGTTTATACCAGCTAGACTTACTGACAATCCATATCTCTCTGAACAAGGAGATTATGAAGCAATGCTTCTTTCGTTACCTGAACAACAAAGAAGACAACTACTTGATGGGGATTGGGATATTAAAGAGGGAGCAGCGTTTACTGAGTTTAATCGTGACGTACATGTTATTGAACCTTTTAATATACCTAATAATTGGGTTAAGTTTAGGGCATGTGACTATGGGTATGGAAGTAAGTCTGCAGTTGTTTGGATTGCTGTTAATCCTAGTGAGCAACTTGTGGTATACAGAGAACTTTATGTTTCAAAAGTACTTGCAACGGACTTAGCAGACATGATACTAGAAGCTG